AAATTGTGGCATTAGGTAAAGCAGCAAAAGATACTTCAACTGTACTTGGTCGAGACTTAACAGATTCATTTAATCGTTTAGTTCGTGGTGTAACAAAAGCAGAACCAGAACTATTAGATGAACTTGGTATTATTTTACGACTTGAAAAAGCTACTACTGATTATAAAACCTCTCTTGGTATAACGGGAGAGCTAAGTGCGTTTCAACGAAGCCAAGCAGTAACTGCTGATGTTTTAGAACAAGTAGAAAAGAAATATGCCAGAATCTTAGCAGTTACAGGAGAGAGTACAAACGAGTTCCAAAAACTTGCAACAGCTTTTGATGAAATAATTATGAGTATTCAAGAGTTTGCTGTTAAGTTTTTAACTCCAGTTGCTCAACTTTTACAGAAATTTCCTCAATTAATTATAGCTGCCTTTGCTCCTTTTACTATTTCAATTTTAAGAGCAGCACTCCCATCTTTAGCTGGTCTACAAGAAAGTTTAGGTGTGTTTGCAGATAAGGCTAAAACTAGCTTTGCTCAAGCACAAGCAGCACAAGCTAAATTTAATAATGATGTTACTCGGCTTGCTGCAAGCAAAGCTACTCAAAAAGCTCTTTTAAAAGAAATAGGAGCAGAAACAAAAGCAGCCACCGCAGAAGAAAAAATTCTTTACTACAGTCTTTGAGAAATGGAGAGAAGCTCGACGCAAGACAGATCAGAGCAATTAGAAGAAACTTAGAGAGACAAGCGCGCGGCTATGAAATAAAAGATAAAAGAGTTTTACGCTCTCTTGAAAAGAGTTTAAAAAAGATGGAGCTTTTAAATAAAGCTACCACAGATAAAATGAAACTACAGTTTCAAACTCTTGGCGCAAAAATATCTTCTTCAGTTACTGCAGCGACTGTTCAAGCAAAGAGCGCAATAGCAAGTCTTGCAAGTTTTACAGCAAAAGCGGCGGGCTTTATGGCAACTGCTTTGGGTGCAATAAGTTGGATAACTTTAATCGTATCATTAGGTGCTCTTGCATACGCTTTTATTCGTGGATCTGAAGAAACAGAAGAAATTACAAATAAATTTCAACACTTGATAGACAAAGAAAAGCAATTACGAGAAGAATCTGATAAAGTTGTTCAAGTTCAGAATATTTTAAATGAAGAGTTTGAGCGAGGAACTCAGATGATTGCTGCTTATGGAGCAAGGCTAAATGATATTTCTACTAAATCTTTGGGCCAAATGGTTAATCAAGAAGCTGCTACAAAGGCTATCGAAGCATACTCTCGAGCGGTAGAAAAAGCAAGAAAAGAAGTAGAAAAGTATGATAAAGCTCTTAAAGCTTCTCAAGGAGCTGCAGCAGCTGGCTCAACTCGCTCAGGCCAAGCAGGAAGTAGAAGAAGGGCTCAAAGAGAAGTAGCAAGCGGCACTGTTCTTCAAAAAGATCTTGATGATGCAACTAGACGCTCAAATGAGAGCTTTGCAGACTTTATTATGCGTCAAGAAGGTATGGATGAATCAACTCAATCTGCACTCGCAACATTAGGAAGAGAGCTAGATGAGTTGAAAGCTCTTGATAATGAGCTTTTTAGTAGTAATAAACTAATTCAAGAGTACAGAAAGAATTTAGAAGGCTTCATTGGAGGTAACGAAGAGTTAGCAGAAAAAGTTTTTTCATCAAGAGACGCAATTATAGAACTAAGAGGAACTATTGAAGGCCTTACAAGAGCTACTGAAGAAAATATTTCAACAAACTTACGTTTACGAATGAAACAGTTTCCTATAACGGAAGCAGATGCTTTTGTAACTGCACTGAAAGCAGAACAAAGAGAGCTGACTAAGCTAATTGCAACTCAAGAAGATGGAAAAGCAATAGAATCTCAAGTTGAACGACAAAAAGAGCTTAATAAACAACTTGACTTTTTTACAAATGCCGCAGCCTTAGAGACTCAAGTAAAAAGAGCTACTCTTGAAATACAGATACAAGAAGCCAAACTCCTGGCAGGTAAAACAAAACTTCTTCAAAATGAAGTAAGATCTCGAGCAAAAATAGCACAAAATCAAATAAAAATATTTGAAGCAGAGCAAAAGATTGCTCGAGCAAGATCGCTGCTCAGTCAAGATCAAATAAAAGCACAAAGAACATTAGCAGATACTTCTGGTGAAGTCACCGCCACTCAAAGAGACGAAGCTCAACAAATTCTCGATGGATTAGATGCAAGACAACGAGTTATAATGCTTGAAGAAGGAAAAATAGGACTACTTAGAGTTCAAACTTCTGAATTAGAGAGGCAGTTAAATACAACCCAACAATTACGAGATGCAAGTTTACAGGCTTTTGAGTCAAGTGCTCAAAGTGGAATTGCTGCACTTATAAAAGGTACAAAAGATTTTAAAGATGCACTTACAGACCTAGCAACAAGCGTACTAAATTCGATAGCCGATACTCTTGCCAGACAAATTACAACAAGAATAATGGGAGCATTTTTAGGGGTTAAAGATCCTGCGGTTGAAATGTCAGAAGCAATTAGAACTTCTACTGAAACGGGAGCAGACACATTTGAAACCGCAATTGTTAGGGCGACGCAAACTGGAGCCAATGCTCTGGCTAATGCCGTTGCAGGGGGTGCTCCAGGAATAACTCAATCGGAGTCAGGTGCTCCAACAGGAGTCAGAGATGTAGCTATAAATGGGGACGAGGAAGAACAGAAGAAAAAACGCGGACTTTTTAGTTATTTATTTGCTCGAGGAGGGGAACAAACGGGCGGGTCCGAAGGAACCAGCATAGATCCAAAACACGGAAAAGTAGAAGAGCAGAAAGTAGTTGGAAAATCACTTGGTATTTTTGGTCCATTCTTAAATGACTTCAGTGCGATTTTTGAGCAAAATACTGCTGGGGGTTTTCTTGGACAACTAGGAAAAACCTTTATGAGCGGAGCAGAAGGTTTTGGTAGTTTATTTACTGATCTTCTTGGCGGTCTCTTTGGAGGCGGTGGAGGCGGCGGTCTTGGAGGTCTTTTAGGTGGAATATTTGGTTTCCGATATGGCGGCATATCTTCTTACAGATATGGAGGAATGTCTGATAGATACTCTACTGGAGGAATCGCACGCGGTCCACAGGCTGGATACCCCGCAGTATTGCATGGAAACGAAGCAATCGTACCTCTTCCAAGTGGCGGAAAGATTCCTGTAGAAATGAAAGGAGGAGCTGGACAAACAAATAATGTTGGTGTAACTGTAAATATATCAGGAGACGGACAAGCAACTACAGAAATGCAAGGAGACCCAGGAAAATCAGAGGTATTAGGGAAACTTGTAGCTGGAGCTGTACAAGAAGAGTTACAAAAACAAAGAAGACCTGGAGGTATATTAAGTCCTTATGGAGCAGCTGGAGGAATCTAATGGCACTCGGATTTACAACATCAAGTAATTTTGGCAGTTTAAATGTTCTTCCTGACAAAGGAATGACGCGAAAAGCTACGCCTCAAGTTCGACGAGTAAATTTTGGAGACGGCTACGAGCAAAGAACAACTTATGGAATAAATAGCGTTAAAGAAGAGTATAATGTTAGCTTTAAAAATCGTACTCGTGGAGAGATAGAGAATATAGCAGGCTTTTTAAAAAGTTTAAAAGGAGTTACATCTTTTATTTTTACTGTGCCAGATCATTCTAGCACAGAAGAAGTTACTGGTGTTCTTGATAGTACAACAGATGATGAAAAGTCAATACGAGTAGTTTGTGACAGCTTTAATGAGAATTATCAGTATGAAGACTTTTATACTTTAACAGCTGTATTTAGAAGGGTTTACGAATAATGACAGCTATAGTTGAAAATGTACAAAAACAAGGTGTTGAGTCCTCAATAATTACTTTGTATCAATTAGAGTATGCCGCCGGAACCTTTGCTTATTTTTCAAGTGGGACAGAGGAGGATTTATCAAATATTGAATTTCGTGATGCAGATGGAACAATACGAAGCTATACTCCTATCCCGATAGAGATAGAAGGATTTGATATTCAGTCCGATGGTGCTTTATCTCGTCCAAAAATGACTGTGGCAAATATTGAAAGTACTTTTAAAAGTTCTATTGGTGGTTTAAGTTTTGAAGATTTAGTTGGAAAAAGAATTACTCGTAGAACCACGCAAGAAAAGTATTTAGTAGGAAACTCTGGGGATTCAACTCCTCCTGTAGAGTTTCCAAAAATAACATATGTTATTGATAGAATTTCTTCAAAGAATGTAATGCAAGTAGAATTTGAACTAGCCGCTCCTTTTGATCTTGCAGGAATACGGCTCCCTCGTAGAGTAATTATTGGTGGAGCTTGTCCTTGGAAGTACCAAGGGGCCTCAACTACTTTGTCCGAAGCAAATAAAGAAGGAGGCTGTCATTGGAGGCTTGATAATAAGCTAACTATAGATGGTACAGATCGATCAATATTTATAAATGTAAATGATGAACAAATATTACCATTTGTTAGTGGTGTTGCTTTAGGTACGGCTGCAAGCGGCACATCTAATTTTATAAAGGATCAGTACTATTATACAACTACAACTCAGCAAAGGTATGATACTGCGGGTGTACTATCTTCTGTAAGTGATGCTTTAACTTATCAATACTGGCAATGTTTGTCAGCAACAACAAGTCAGCCTTCAGCTACAAATGCATCTTTTAGAAAAGTAAGAAGATATCTTACTTCTTATAGTTCTGGTTTTACTTATCATGGATACTTAGATAAAGCTTTTAATCATAATGTGCTATATAATAATATATTATGGCAAGTAAAAAGAATAAGTGTAGTAGGGGTTACTCCTCAAGAAGGAGAATTTTGGACAAGAGCAGATAATTGTGGTAAAAAATTAAACTCATGCTCAATGAGATATCAAGCAAAGTTAAATACAGTAGTAAATAGCCAGTTTACTGCAGTATCTGCAAATAGAAACAATACAGTATCACTACCTTTTGGAGGCTTTCCCGGTGTCATACAGCGCAGAAGATAAGTATATTTTAAAGCATTTATTAGAGGCATACCCAGAAGAAGGATGTGGGATATTACAAAATAAAAAAGGAAAATTAGTATGGATTCCCTCTACAAATGAAGCAGAGAATCCCGAAGAAGAATTTGTAATAAATAGTGATGATTATTTAAAAGCAAGTCTAACAGGAGATATCTACGCAGTAGTCCATAGTCATCCTGATGCTTCTCCAGAGCTAAGTGAGGCCGATAAAAGAGCAAGTGACTATTTAGGAGTAAAGTATATTGTTTATTCAATACCTGAGGGAACTAAAGCAGAGTATAGTCCTAGACAGAATCCTTTGCTAGGAAGAGAGTATAGTTTTGGAAGTAATGATTGTTGGGGATTAGCAAGAGATTTTTATAAAAAAGAGTTTGATGTTATACTTCCTATCATGCAGTTTAAGGATAATTGGTGGGAAGAAGGTTTAAATTACTTCGATGATTTATTTGAAGATTTTGGATTTGTAGAGGTAGCAGAGCCAAAATTTGGAGATATAATTTTATTTAAAATTTATAATAATATACCTAATCATTGTGGAGTTTATTTACAAGAAGATATTTTTATGCACCATGCAGTGAATCGCCTTTCTTGTAGAGAAAGTTTGTATCCTCTGTGGATTAAAAATATATCAAGGTACGCAAGATATGCAAAGAGTTAAATTAGTAGGAGAAATTGCGAAATTTGGTC